TACAAATGGAATGGTGCTACTGTGAGATCAGGTATATTTGATGATCAAAACGGAATTTTCTGGGAATATGATGGACAAACTACGAATGCTGTACAAAGAACTGCCACAAGACAATTGGCTGGTACAGTTGCAGTTACTCCAAATTCAAACACAGTGACAGGTACAGGTACAAGATTTAGAGAACAAATCAAAGCAGGTGACAGAGTGGTTATCAGAGGTATGACTCACGTTGTTTCAGGTGTTGATAACAACACAACAGCATATATTACTCCAGATTACAGAGGAGTAAATGCATCATCAGGTGTGAAAATGTGTGCTGTGGTTGACAAAAAAGCAAAACAATCAGAATTCAACAGAGATAGATTAGATGGTACAGGACCAAGCGGATACAATTGGGACGTATCTAAAATGCAGATGATCGGAATTCAATTTTCATGGTACGGGGCTGGATTTATTGACTGGATGTGTAGAGGACAAAAAGGTGAATTTATATTTTCTCACAGAATGAGAAACTCAAACGTTAACACAGAAGCGTTTATGAGAACAGGTAACCAACCAGTACGTTACGAAGTTACAAATGAAGGACCAAACGGTAAATTATTAGAAAATATTGATGCTAGTGCAACATCTATCACATTAGAAGATGCTAGTTTCTTCCCAACAACAGGTGGTACAGTTTATATTGATAACGAAATTATTACATTCACAGGTATCACAAACGATACATTAACAGGTTGTACAAGAGCGGCACAGTTGACAAACTTTGCGGCAGGTGCCACAAGATCATATTCAGCAGGTGCGGCGGCTCCACACTTTAGAAACACAGGAGTTGTATTAATATCTAACACAGCGTCTCCAATCATATCACACTGGGGATCAGCGTACTTAACAGATGGTAATTTTGATGAAGACCGAGGATACTTATTCAGTTACTCAGGATCAGGATTAGCATTATCAACTATCAAACAGACTGTGTTCCTAATGAGATTGGCTCCATCAGTTTCCAATGCCTTAATTGGAGATTTAGGAGATAGAGATCTATTAAACAGAGCTCAGTTGCTACTGGATGGTATTGAAATTACCACAGAACCAGTTACAGCAGGACAAACACAAGGTCAGTTGGTTATTCAGGGAGTAATAAATCCGCAGAACTATCCTATTGATCCAGCAGACATAGGTTGGACAGGTCTACAAACAACTGCCCAAGGTGGTCAGCCAAGTTTTGCTCAAATTGCTCCGGGTGGATCTGTTAACTGGAACGGTGGTGCTTCAATCACAACTCAAACATCAGATACTCAAGCACTGATGACATCAACTTCTAATAACTGGTTCAATGTTGGAGGAAACAGAAATTACACTTACTTCTTAGAAGCAGATTGGGAAGGCAAAGGACACGTGGTAGGTATGTCAGTTACTTCAGGTCAATTCCCAGCAAACACAGTGGTCACACAGATTCAAGATAACGGATCTTACTACTTTGTAAGATTCTCAAATAGACACACAGGAATATCGGCAGGACAAGCAGTTACTTTTTCTTATGGTGGTGATCTAACAGGAACAAACTACTTGTTCTTTGATCCTGCATCATGGGAAGCCGCAGGTGCTACAAGTGGTACAGAAGTAGACACTTCAGTTTCTACAGAATTTCCACCAGGCACAACTGTACAACAGGTGTATGCTAAAACTGTGTTTGGTTCAACAGAATATTACAGAGTTGAATTTAACCAAACGTTTAGTGGAACAATTTCGGCGGCAAGTTCGATTACATTCAAATTTGGTAATCCACCATATGCACAACCAGGTGAAACAATATTCTCATTCATTGCCCAACCAGGTGAAAGAGCAACATTGGCTCTAGACAAAATCAAAGTGTTAACAAACACTACACTGGGCGGTAGAGGTACATTCCCGAACGGTCCGGACGTATTAGCAATCAACGTATTCAGAACTGCTGGTACAGGAGATGTTTCAGGTACGGTAACACTTCGTTGGTCAGAAGCACAAGCGTAAAAAACTATTCGTTATTTTGTATTTTTTGAGAATCACCAGGAATGATTCTGTAATTATCTTCAGGATCGTCAGCAGTGCTAACTTCAGTTATACTGCCTCTTTCACTTAACAATTGAACTTGATGTGGCATCAAAGGAAGGTTCCTCCAAGTTTCACCTTCTTTTAATTCTTTTGTGAACAGTGTTGCTGTTTTTGTATCTATGTAACTGAGTAAAAATTTACCTTCGTTTACAAACCAAGTCTCGTCTTTGGTTTTATGAAAATGCATTGAAAATTTTGCACCTCTTTTTTCAAATACCATGATTTTACCACAGTACTTGTCGTTGGACGCCCATATTAATTCGTAACCCCAACCTTTTTTAACTTGTCCTTCTTTATTAATCATTTAGATATTGCTCAACTGTTTTAAATTGTATTGTAACATTTTTATTTAATTGTGTCAAATCTGCACAGGTGTAAGACTGATATTGCCCTTTGAGTTCTGCTGGCATTGGTATGGTTTCTATTTTGGCCCCATATTTTTTGGCAACAGAATCGGCCACAGATTGAAAGGATGTTGGCACCCCTGTTCCCACATTGAATATTCCACTAACATCTTGTTGTAGCATTTGACTATGTACTGTGCATACATCGTCTACACAAACAAAATCTCTTTTGTATTGATCACTATTTTCAAAAACTTTAATCACTCCTGTTTCTTTGGCTTGTTGAGTAAATTTTGTTACGGGAGATGCTTGATTACCTTTGTGTTCTTCGTGAGCACCGTACACATTAAAATATCTAAAACCCTGTACCAATACTTTAAAATCTCCCATTGCCTGCATAACAAATCTATCAAATAGATATTTGCTCCAAGCATACGGTGATTGTGGATATAATGGTCCAGATTCTTTAAAATGAGTTGTGTTGCCATACACACTGGCTGAACTGGCATATTGAAAATTAGTGCCCATAGTATCACACATTTGTAATAGTTTTAGACTGTATTCATAATTTTGATCCATGATCAATTCAACATCTCTTTCTGTGGTTGAACTGATTGCTCCTAAATGAATAACCCAATCATATTGACTAGGATCAGGAAATCGATTAGGAACATATTCAAAACATTCTACTTCATGTTGTTGATCCATTAAATGATTAACTAAATTTTGTCCAATAAATCCTGCTGAACCTGTTACACAAATTTTCATATCCAAGTTTCCACTATTTTTTTAAATTCTTCAGGCCAGATATCTTTAACTAACTTATTTGTATTGTCAGTCATAAAATTAATATTGATATTGATTCTTGATCTTTTATCTGTGCAAGTTGATCCACTGTGTTTTTTATTGCTAGGAAATATAATCATAGAATTTGCTACACTATCTATTTTAGTTCCGTCTTCAAATTCTGTATATCCATTGTTTGTGTTAACGTAATATATTGCTGTCCAACTTAAAGGCACTGTGGTATCTGTGTGAAATCCGTGCGATACTTGGCTGTCATTTCCTGGTATATTGTTTGCTTTTACTCTAATAAAACTGTAAGGTTGAAGTATCTCAAAAATAGGGAACAACATCTGCCAATTTTCATGTGAAGTTATCACCGTGGAATTCTGATGGAACCAATGCACAAATTGTACTTGATATTTTGTATCAGTCATCATGTCTTTTGTGTCCACAACGTGGTCATTGTAAAACCAAGGAAATCTATCAGAAGTTAATTGTTGTTGTAAAATATCAAATGCTTTTTGATTCAAAACATTTGTACAAATCAATTTACTTTTTTCTATTTTAGTTTCCATTTTTAAATTTTTCTAATATATTTGTAGTTGAAAAACCTTGTACAGTTGGAAATATTACAACTTCAGCCATATCATTACCCACTGTGGTTTCTATCGTGTAATCTCCACCTTTAACTATCACATTAGGTTGATGTATTTTAATTGCTTCTAAAGGAGTATCTTCATCGAACACAACCACTTTGTCTACCCATGGTAATTGTAGCAACTGTTGTTCTCTGATTAATGTGTTGTTTAAAGGTCTATCGTTTCCTTTTAATCTTTTTACACTGGCATCTGAATTAATACCCACAATCAATTTGTCTCCTTGCAGTTTGGCAAATTTTAAAAGTTCTAAATGTCCTTTGTGTAGTATATCAAACACACCGTTGGTCCAAACAATTCTATCTTCGATATCAGTTTTTTTAACCACAGTAACTCCTCTGTGTTGTACGACTCTACTTGCACCTTTCAATGCTTTTTCACAAGCATCTATCATTGAACTGCCTTGTTCATGATAATAAACAATGATTGCTAATACTGTGTCACCAGCACCACTGACATCTGCCAACTCAACAGCATCTCCTGTGATGTGTTTGTATATGTTCTCTCCCACAACATGAATACCATTAGCACCATCGGTAACAATTAACCATTGCCAATTGTGATGTATTCTTTTTATGTCTGCTGTGTGTGGATCAAATTTACCAAACCAATTTTCGTATTCTTTCATGTTGGGTTTAATCAAATATGAGCCGTAATAAATGTTGGGATCTTGCTTGGGATCTACATAAATTCTTTTGACTTTGTCTTGAATACGTCTCACTAGATGTTCTTTAACAACACCTTTGTTGTAATCACTAATAATAACAATGTCATTGTTTTGTAAATTTTTAAGTAAAGTTTCTTGTGGTGTATCGCGTGTGTATTCTTCCTCTTTGTCCAGTCTTAACAGGTGCTGTCCATCAGGTCCTATCATACGTGTTTTGGTAGTGGTTGCAGAACCATCCTGACATAGGTAGGTTTTAATGCTGTTTTCTAGTAAAATTTCCTGTATTTTATGTCCTGGGGCATCGTTGCCCACCGATCCATACAGATGCGTGTCTGCGCCAAGATTTGACAGGTTTAAAGCGAGGTTTCCAGCGCCTCCTACGTTGTGATTACGTGTGTATTCTTTTAATACTAGTGCAGATGCTTCAGGAGACACTTTGGTACAATCTCCTTGCACCCATATGTCCAACATAACATCGCCAATTATTTTCATTTGATCAATCTTAACATTTTAAACACAGTGTCTAATTTAATCTGATTAGTCTTATTTTGAAAAGTTTTGCGTAAACCTTGATGTAACGGTTTGGGCCAATTGCCAAAACTTACCCAAGCATATCCATCGTGTTCTGTGTTTAAATGTGGAATAAATTCTTTTTCAACCACACAAAGATATGTGTGATACAGAAAGTTTTCATCATTACTAATGAACGTTTCCATAGGTATGGTTTTTTTGATTGGTTGTTCTCCAATTTCTTCTTTGATTTCTCTTTGAAGTCCTTCCCACAAATTTTGATCTGTGGTAGTGGTTCCGCCAACTAATCCCCAAACATTGTTCTGTTTGCTTTTGGTTCTGTGTAATAATAAAAAACGTTTTGTGTCTAGTGTATAGAAGAGTGCCCCGCACCCTACAATTTTATTGCTCATGTAATTAATTATGTGACTATTGAATCTTCCAGGTGCCTTTTCGATACTCGCCTTCGAATGATAATAACCATTCTGTACCATTCCATTTGTACTGCACACCGGTATTTAAATTGGTAATATATTTGATACTGAAATTACTTGCTGTTGCTGGATTGGCACTGGCATCAAAAATAACCTGCCAATTTGTTCCATTCCATTCAATAATATCATTTTCGCCTGCCACTAAATCGATATTGCTGTCGCCTTTCCAAGCATCTGCTCCGTCGACGTTATCAGCACTTCCAATGCCTTTCAATAATAATAATCTTTTACCAGTTTGCTTAACACTTGATGGATCAAACTTTGTAGGATCCACTATAAAATCAACTGATCCACTTGTTGTACCTGGGCCTACAATCACCGTGTCTGTGGGTAATGTATCTTCATCCCAGTCTATTAATAGTTGATAAGGATTGCTTTCGTTGATAGCAACTGTGCCCACTACTTGAGCATCTATACCTTCTCTGTTGAGATAAATTTTACTCAATCCATTTTTATAATTAGGTATTGTGTCGACATTGCCATTCCATACTAAACCACCTATTACACCTTTGGTTACTATTTGTGCCACACTGCCTAACACATAGATGTCATAATTAATTCCTGTTGTGCCTAATACAGCATCAGTGTCTTTTCTAACAGCATTACCTTTGTCATCTAATTTAATACTGTTTTCATAACCGTCTTGATATGCTTTTAATTCTGGCATTGTTTGACTTAGATCAATATTGCCAGATTGTTCATTGAATATACTTGTGATTATATGAGTAATAACTCCAAGTTTCTTAACCTTTGTAGGAGGTGAAATATATATTGGAGTTGTAAATCCTAATGTAGCAACATCAACTTCTGTTTCAGTACCTAGTGGAATAGTTCTAGAAGAAAAATTAATATTTGCTAATTCGACCACACTTAAACTCGTCCAATCCACATAGTTGTCTGTGGTTTGTATTTCTAATGATGGATTAAACAACATCATTATTTGTTCCATTATTTGTAATTTTTGTTCAGTATTTGATGTCCAAATATCCACATTTAATGTCAGTGTGTATGGTGTAGGCATTAAACGTTCCACAGTAACAT